AATCGCATATCGTGAGCAAGGTGTGCAATGGCGTCATTCTGGATCGCAAGGCTGCGATGGGGAAGGTGTGATTTGAATGGTAAATAGTGTGTTCAACATATGTGTCGCAATTGGCGTCATACATGTTGTGATTGATAGTAATTAGATTAAGCGGGCGCAGCGAACCCAGGGTTTGATGAGCGATTGAGTTGATTTTTCTGGCATAAGATTTTGAGTGTGATTTCAAAGGGTATGGTACCAAAGTTGGGTTCTCTTCCGTCGTGGTATCGAATGCGTATGCTTACCTTGTTCATGCGTCTGAGAGGGGGAGTGAATGTTTTTACTTCTCCATCGCCTTCCATGTATATGTCACCTCTTTCTGCTTCATAAACGAGCCTTTTTGCGAAAATGGAATTAATAATGCCAGTAGTGGTTCCATTAGTGACAGCATATGCATCGTTTTTGTATGGTAATAGTTCATCAATCATGTTGAGACCATCTATTTCCATATAGTAGTATGCCTCTCCTTCGATGTTTATTTGGTTGCATGGTGTCAGTGTGTATATAGACAATTGTCGAAAACCACTAGTAGTTTCATGCTGAAATGGGTTGTACATGCCTGGCGATGTATATTTATCATAGTAATAGAATGTAGGTAAAGGGTGTTTAGCTTGATATTCTATGGTTTGTTCTTTTCCGCTAAATCCCATATAAGTAGGTAGCCCCCAATTAACATAGTTGGTATGTACCGAACTGCTACTATTGCATGTGTTTCTACACGTCGAATTTTCAGTTGGAAGGTGTAATATGTTTCCAGCAATGAGTGCATTTTCAGAGTAGTATTTTTCAAAGTCTGTGACTATTTCGAACTTAGAAATGTTATTTCCGAATACGGCTTTTTTCTGAACTTCGTCGTAGAACAGTTTGAAATGGTTGTAGCCTCCTTGTGTGTTAATTAATATGGATACATGGGTGTAATATGTAGTGGGTGCGATGGATGTGGTAATTGCTGTGTATGTTCCTATTCCTAAAAATAAGTCAGTGGATGCATTAATGGATGGTATGACCAGTAAAGGTGGTGGGGTAAGTGCTGAGCCATACGTGGTTGCGAAGTTGTTTAGACTGTTCAATGTTAATATGAGAGTAGTTCCTGCTATAGAGTTGCATGCAGCTACCGCGTCTGCGTACGTAGCATACTTGGGATGTATCATTATCATGTGTCCGTCTGTAGTAGTTTGAGGAGTGGCAGAGTATACATAATTTCCCCATGTGTAGGTAACCTGTGGATCATTGTAATTGTAATAGTCCAATAGTGTATCCGTGACTATTTGGTTCATTCTGTTTTGAACTTCAAGTGTAAGTTGTTTTTGTGTATATGACCCATCTTTAATTCGTATACGAAAGTAGTTATTATTAGCGATGAATTGTTTAACAAAAACATAAATGATTTTTTCAATATCTGTTCCGTTTGTAAATTCCTCTATTTCAGTGAATCTAAATACTAAATCGACGTTGTTTTTGTCTAGGGAAAAGTCGAGCGATACATTGGGTATGAAAGACTGGTGTAAACTCATGGCAGTGATGTTGTTATAGTCTTGAGGCAATTGAACCGTGAAGGAATTTGCTTGTGGGTACTTTACCACATTTCTGTCTGATGATGATATGGTTGCGAAGAATGTATCAACATTAGTGTCTACAGTATCTCTTACAGTATTGGGTGGCGTAGGTATAATGGGATGGTTAGTGGTTGAGAACATTATTGCCTATACACTCATATAACATAATATTTATGTGTACACACTGTATATATTATGTCTGAGAAAAGCGTGTTTGAAAATGCGCCTAGAGCATTATACACTGCTGGTATTATTATACTCATGTTGTGTTCTGGTGAAATAACTGAAAATAAGTTGGGAGGAACACTTGTAGCGTATAGTTTTATTATCGTGGGCATGCTTGCATTTACTACCTTGTTGGTTCAGAATGGAAAAGTGGCTCTTAACTCCTCCAGTGTGATGTCGATTGGGCCATTTTTTATGTTTATGGTGATTATTATCATGCTTATTTCTGCTATATCTTCTAAATTTAATAAGATAGTGCAAGGTCATGTGGGTGTTTCGTTTTCGGGTATGATGTATCTGCAAAACATATTGATTGGATTAATTCTTATCGCAGCAAATAGGGCTACAGCTACCGATGATTTTAAGAAGAGTGGCGCAATCACCGAACAGTATGGCGCTGGATTGTGGTTTATGAATGTATTGTCAGCTGGTATTCTGGCCACAATTTATATCATATTGTTTGTTTATCCAACAGATGGTTTTGTCTCAATGTCAGGATTGTAATGTTGTTAGGGTGTGGGAGGATATACTCTTGAAAACTTGTATGTGATTCCGTATGAGGATGATGTGTTCCAGCATCCTGATATTTTTAATATAAATCGTGCGTTTTGCTGCGATCCTGTTTTGTGTTTATTTGTAGCAGTTGCAGACGAGTTTGTTTCATTTTGTTCGAAGTATTTGAAGTTATTTTGTGTAAGTTGTTCATGTAGTTTATAGAGTGGTGTTTTTCCTGGTGTCGACATAGTAGAAAGAATATTACGTTCCATTTCACATAGCGATCTTATCGTTTCTACTGTATGTTGTATTTGTGGTGATGATTGTGTTGAATGTCCGTTGGTGTTTGGTAAAAATTGTATTTTGAACTTGGATGGGAATATTTCACATATTTGTCCAATCAAGTTAAATGCTATATATATCCCATTCATAGTCATTGACTCTGATGAGTATATAATTCGAGAAAACAACCCCCCCGACATGATCTTATTTTTAATGGGTTTGCAAATATATATGTATTCTGGCCTAAATTGTGGTATATCTAATGCTGCAATCATACTATGTGCGATTTAATTTTCAAGTTATGTCGGTTATTTATATTATACCAGTATTGTGTTTATATCGCTCTTCGGGCTATATTTATTCATATCTACCTAACATACTGACACGATATTTTGTTGTTTTCCGTATATCGATGTAGTGTGTATGCGAAATAACGTAAAGAATATTATGTATGTATTGTTAAATACCATGAAGTTTTTCGAAACGCGATTTGATGAGTATGTTTTGACATGTGCTACGCATAATTTCCATCCCAAACTAAAGTTGATGTTTGACAGATTTCCGGAACAACTACAAAATCTTAAACACATCATAATTTACGGGCCGTCTGGGGTGGGAAAATATACTCAGTCATTGAATATCGTGTCTCGCTATAGTCCTAGTGGATTAAAATACGAGAAAAAGACAATAATCCCGTATAGTAACGGTAAAAATAATTATGTTTGTAAACTTAGTGATGTTCATTATGAGGTAGATATGTCATTGTTAGGATGTAATGCAAAGACCCTTTGGCATGATATATATAATCACATTGTAGATATTATTGGTGGGACATCACATAAGACTGGTATTATATTATGTAAAAATATGCATACCGTGGACCATGATTTATTGGATGCGTTGTATAGTTATATGCAGAACAGTTGCCGCAACCAGACCATTCAGTTGCGCTATATATTTATCACTGAGAGTGTGAGTTTTCTTCCTACTAATATAGTCCAATGTTGTGAAATAATTCCCGTTCCCAAACCACGTGTGGCGAGTATAAGAAAACACGCACGAGGACACAATCCATGTATATCCGACGATATGATAAGTCGAAATATAAATCTAAAGTCTCTCTACTCTTTCACCTCACATGGTCAATTAGAAGTTTTTGAAATCATAGTTCGAAATATTGTCACCTTTGTAACAGGTGGTATCGAACGCGTAGTATTTTCAGATTTGCGAGAATGTATATATGACCTTTTTGTATATGATGCAAATATTCATGTGTGTATGTGGTCGGTTCTCTCTACATTGATAACTGGAAACTATATTGACAATCAAAACATAGATGCATGTATAGAACACACCTTTGAGTTATTCAAGTTGTACAATAACAACTATCGTCCGATTTACCATGTCGAATCATATTTATATAAATTAATGAGTTTAATACATCAACCCAATATGGAGTCTTATGCAAATAAAGTTTCCATTGAGAATAGTATCGTGTCGATGGAAACTCCATTGATATAACATGATGATCTAAAAGATATAGATACTTGTGATACATGACATGTAATGCAGTCTAACAATAATTATAGTTCGCCTGAAAACATGATGAGTGTGGCCGACGCTCTACTGGTTCTTGGTCTAAATGATTATGACATTAGTGAGCTGACCTCGGATATAGTGGTTCGTAAGTATCGCCAAAATGCTCTCAAGTGTCATCCAGATAAGAATAATAATTCATGTGAGTCGACTGTAGCGTTTCATCGGTTGTCAGAAGCATACGATATTGTTCGCATTGTGGTGGAATTGTCCGAAGAAGGCAATGTAGATTATACTCCTAACGAGTCACCTACTGGATACTTTGACATATTGTCGCAGTTCGTTAAGAGTGTAATGGAGGTAGGTACAGAACCCAATATGAAGCAGGAACGTAATGGGATTTTTCTCAATAAAATCGTTGAAATTGTGCGCGATTATCAGGATGTATCTGTGGGTGTGTTTGAGAATATTGATCGTGAGACGTCTGTGTCTATCTACCAGTTTTTATGTTCTTATCGGGAGACCCTCTGTGTATCACAGGATGTTCTCGACCGCATACGTTCTATAATCCAATCAAAGTTTGACGATTTGCGCATTTACACCATAACTCCGACGTTGGATGACATGCTCCTTGACAAGGTATTTAAGTTAAACGTCGATGGACATATATACCTTGTTCCATTGTGGCACAAGGAGGTATATTTCGACGACAAAACGCGTCCAAACCAGGAAATCCTAGTTCTGTGCGAGCCTCAGGTAGATGACCTGTTGTGTAGGATGGACGAGAACAATGATCTTCATATTGTGTGCGAGATTGCGTTTTCACGGGATCTGTTAGAGAAAGATGGGTGGACTGATGTCATTGTGCATGGGAGCGCTAAAACGGTGCGTATCATCAACCGAACTATGATTTTATCGGCGACACAAGTCGTGTGTATAGTCGGTGATGGGGTGCTGCGCATTCATGAGAAGGATATGTACAACAATGTTGATCGTGGGAACATTTTTGTGACGGTTCGGTTTGTGTAAAAATATTCATTGCTGTATGTATTTTTCTTGTTATATTGTATATTGAAATGCCCAGTCGGTTGTTCAAAAGACACTTTATTATGTTTATCGTAATGGTAATTGTTGGTATGCTATTCAACCCTATGAACGTTTTAGCATATAGATTTTCAGACTTATATGTGTCCCAGACATTATTTTATGGGGGGCTATTAATGGCTTCAAATATGGTATGGGCACACGAGATTGTTCATTATGTATATATGGGACATTTCAATATATTCGTTTTCTCTATTGGAGTTGTTTTATCTATTGGGGTATCAATATTATTATTACGACAACAGTTATTAATTGACGATAAACAATGGCTGAGAAGAATGATTAGCCACCATTCTACTGCATTAACTACAACTCATAAAATTTATAATAGAACAACTAACCCACGTGTAAAAAAACTAGCAAAAGAGATAATCGATACACAAGAAAAGGAAATACGCCTGATGAAATCTATGTTGTAAATCCTTGGATGAGGTATTTGAATAGATATTATTATTTGTATATTGTATATATGGAGGTTCTTGTTCCTGTCGTATCTATGTTGGTTCTCGATGGACTATATTTATCCAATGTGGGTGGCCCCATGTTTGGTAAGATGGTGCGTAAAATTCAAGGTTCGGATTTGAAAATGAATATAGGTGGAGCAGTAGGCGCTTACATGTTGATGGTATTTGCATTATACAAGTTCATTCTTGTTGAGCGTAGATCCCCGTCTGATGCATTTTTGTTAGGTGTATGTATTTATGGCGTGTTCGATTTTACGAATTACGCCATATTTACGGATTACGAGATGATGTACACGGGGGTTATGGATATGATCTGGGGTGGTATATTATACTATATTGTCACTTGGACCACATATAAGGTGTTGGGTATTACTAGACGGTAATCTGGATAAAAATATAGGACATATGCGCCCTATATTTTTATGAGTTTTGTATTTTTATGGATTTCATGTTTTGTATTTTTTATGGAGTATAATGGTTATGTTACTTCTTTGTGCGAACAATCTTTTTCTTGACAGGCTTGACTGGTTCTGGCTCTGGCTCTGGCTCTGGCTCCTCCTCTTCCTCTTCCTCCTCCTCCTCCTCTTCCTCTTCCTCTTCCTCATCGGACTCCTCGACTGCGGTGCTTACTGCGGCGCGAGTGGAAGTCACGTCGTCTTCGTCGTCTTCAGTTGCAACGGCGGCTGCCTTCTGCATAATCTGCTTGTCGTCAGAGTTGAGACTAATCATACATTGACTGAATACATTGTCAGTAGGCTTTTGTGTTGCGGCTTGCATCAATCTCCAAGTGACACCTAGCTTTCCATTGGCCATGACCCAAATGCCTCCACATTCAATGACACATGCTACGTGCATGCCCTTCTTGAAGAACTCCATGGGAGTTTTCTCGGGATACTTGTCGGCTTCGTCGCGAAGCCATAATGGGTTTCCACTTTCGTCGTAGATGTTGCACTGATATTGGCTTCTGATTTGATTGAACTTGATGCGCAGGACAGGGTCGCGAGTAAGGTCGAACTCACCTGTCTCCTTGTCCTTAGGATACTTCAACATGGGTGTCCACATTGCATCGAGGACTTCTGGGCTAATCTTGGCCTTACCGAGCCATTCTTTACTGTGAGCGATTGCATCGGCCTTGAGCTTATCTTCAAATGTCTTCATATTGGCAAGGAATGTTGTTGTAGCAGCAGACCTGTTGTCACTGTTAGGAAACTGTAGCGATAATTCAAACTTCTCATTGCCTTCATAATCTGACGCTCCCCATGTAAGCATGAGAGGTGTTGTCATTCTGTATGCATTATTTGCTGCAGAGTTACGAACATTTACAATCTTTCCACCGTTGGCAAGTACCTTGAGTGGAGGATATGTGATGCTTGATGCATTGAGAGGCTTGGTTCCGTCGATAATTGTGTTCATGATGCTGACTGGGTTCTGGGGTATATACATTAGATACAGGCGATTTCTTTAAGTCAATTCTTTTAAGGATTGTGTATATATGATTGATGTATGATGTAATATGTGGTGGATAGTGTGTGACATAAATATGTTTTTGTTACGTAAAAATATGGATATTGAGTACAAATAATTTTTCTTTATTTAGGTTAATATCTAAATAGATAGTACCGTATTACACCAAATACCGAACCGTATAGTATGGCAGATGAACTACCCACTCTATGGACTATAGGACAAACTGTAGGACCTGAATCAAATGACCCACCTAAGACAGAACAGTATGAAAAGGCAGAGGCTAGAGAGAAAGAGAAATGGCGTGAAATGAGCGATGATTGGGATAAAGTAACACCTAAAACACTTGAGAGGCGTGTACGAAGAGGAATACCAGATGACATGAGAGAAGATATATGGGCTTCATTTTTAAATAATGGTCTTAAAGACAAACTAGATGAAGAGATAGAAAAGAAACTTCCAGAAGGGTTTAATGCAAATATTGAGGCTCTTAAAAAAGAAATAGTCGATGTCGCAAAAAATGGTGGTCAACAAGTAACCGATGATGGTGAAAAATTAACTATATTATGTGGGCTGTATCCACAAACTATACATCAGATTCAAGCGGATATAAACCGTGTTAATTTACATGTTGAAGGGGACTCCCCTGACGCGATGGTTCTGAAATATAACCAATGGTTGGATATAACAGTATGGTATGCAGCGGTAAGTCCAGAATATGCAGGGGACGATCATGGATATCTCCAATCATTTGGATCTATTGTTACGGTTTTAATAAAGTATTTTAAGAACACTACAGACCTGCGATATCTATTTTACTATGTAATGACCGCACGTCACTATAGAGAAATAATAGATTCTGAATTTTATATGGGTCCTTTTGTTAACGTGTTTAAAAATATTGCAGAAAGACATATAGGAGAATTATGGAACCATATATTTTCTTTTCTGAATGAATTGTTCGATAATGATCCAACTTCGGCTACAAGGCAGATACTGACCCTTTTACAAATTCAGACAATATTTGTGTTGTCGGATAATTACCCATTTATTATGCACTTGTTTGATCTATACATGTACGCAAAAGACCCAATTATATTATTGTATAGGATTTCCATGTCAATGATGAATAGTGTAAGGCATGATACTATGGTTTGTAATGACTATGCCGATTGGAGGGATAACATATATCCTCGTATTAAGATGGTAAATCCTCATAAGATAATACACGATGCATTTATATTTAATATTTCAAAGAAAGAGAAAGATATGTACATTGATATGATTATTATAGAGATAAATCAGAGCAACATTAAAAAAGATGAGAAGGCTAAGGAGGGCGCAGCAATTACTGCGACAATGGAAAGTAAGGCTAAATGGGATGCGAGGAAGAAAGCATGGATTGCGAGAAAGGACGGTATGGTAAGCTGGCTTAAGGAAAGTGCTCGAAATCATTTTTCTCGTGCGCCTGTGGATGTAGACGATGCAGACGATGCAGACGATGCAGACGATGCAGACGATGCAGACGATGCAGACGATGTAGACGATGCAGACGATGCAGACGATGCAGACGATGCAGACGATATACGTGAATCCACCGACAGTAATGCGTCCAATGCGTCCGTTGCGTCCAATGCGTCCACAATCGAACTGGGATAATGTCTGATCATGAACGAAAATATTCAGTTGGTCGATACACATCTCTTGTCAAATGGCAGCGCATGCGCCCCGGGTGCGTACAATAATAAATGGTATGTATAAATACCTCACAACATAGAGCGATTGTGTGTAGATATAGTACAGACAATCGGAACAATTGAAAATGAGCGACGATAATGATCTACTTGAGAATGTTGTTGTACTCGATGCTCCCCCATATGAGTCTCCTTGGCTTACTCCTCTCGTGAAGCCATGTTCTCCTGTAACAGTTCCAATTGTGCGCATGACTTCTGTTCAGATTAAGAAGGAGATTATATCTCGATTAGAAGAGAGAACTCGATTGATATTTGAGAAGAACTCTATATTATCTAGAAAGAAGGTAAAGTGTCCCGATTCAGATTTTGTGATTCCTACTGTGAGAGACCATTCTGGGTTTCTCTCTTACAAATACAAGAAGAGCCAACTACAAGAAATGTCTCGCCATTATTGGTTGCCTGTATCTGGAACAGTGACCGAACTTACTATACGAGTGTATACCTATCTCACCATTCATCCGCATGTGACCCCTCTTCAGAGTTTGTGGCGTGGGTACTTAAGGCGTAAATGCAATATGTTGCGTGGTTCCGCATTCATGGATCGTTCACGATGTAATAATGACGAAGACTTCCTTACTGGAGACACCATGAGAGAAGTGAATGTCGACCAGTTTGTGAGTTATTCTGCTCTCGATGGGTTTGTGTATGGTTTCGATATAGTTTCTCTCTACAATCTAAAAATCAGTAGTGATACTGATGAAGTGTTAAATCCGTATACGCGTGAGCCTATCCCTATGTCGGTATTTTCAGATTTGAGAATTCTTATTCGGATCATGAAATCTGTGTACAATACCTCAATTGATGTAACGTTTGAAATGCCTGCCATACCAGATCCTAGAAGTATGACTATAGATGACCGTGTGACGGAGTTGTTTGACTCTATCTCTACACATGGCTATTACCCGTCCATAGATTGGTTTATGGATTTAGATAGAGCCGGTCTCATTCAATTGTTTCGTGAAATTTCTGATATATTCCTTTATCGTGCGTCGATACCACATGATGTCCAGAGGCGCATTTGTCCAATGAACCCCTTTCGTAGTATATCAACGGTTGTGAGTATCATGCAATCATATGACGACATTGACGTGACCAGAGACATATTATTGTTTGTGTCTAGATCTGTAGTGATTAGTGGCGTCGAAATATCTGACCGTGCTTTAGGCGCAATTATATTTTTACAGGCTCTCACTCTTGTCAGTAGTGGTGCTCGTGATAGTTATCCTCTTTTTTACGAATCGGCTATATATAATTGATTCTACATGATATAGACAGTGAAACTGGTGTCTTGGTAAAGATGATATACCCCTGATATCTGATATGCGTAAAAATATAGGTTCCATTAATTAATTATTGTAATGGGTATAAAGACCAACAGCATATTAGGTCACATATTACATATTATATATATAGTTAATATGTAGTGTAAACATACTTAGAAAGAGTAGCAGTAAGTAGATTATAATGCCTGCTAAGAAGACAACCACTCCCGCCCCCGCCGCCGATGTTAAGGAAACCACCACCCCCAAGACTACCAAGAAGGTAGTCAAGAAATCAACCCCAAAGGTAGAAGCCGCTGCCCCTGAGCCAGTTGCTGAGCCAGTTGATGCCCCCATCGAGACTGAGAAGTCCGAAGATAGTGATCTTATGGAGACCTCCGCAGTGTTTTTCACCAAGCTTCAGCAAATGGGAACAATGCTTACCGCTATTAAGACTGAGTATCGCACTCTTGAGAAGAAGTGGGTGAAGGAGATTAAGCAATCTCAGAAGGCCGCCAAGAAGAAGCGCAAGGTAGGCAACCGCGCTCCCAGTGGATTTGTTAAGGCTGCACGTATTAGTGACGAGTTGGCTGCATTCCTTGGTGTTGACAAGGGTGTTGAAATGGCTAGAACTGATGTAACCAAGGAGATTACTGCTTATGTGAAGGCTCACTCCCTCCAAGACAAGGATAATGGTCGTCAAATCAATCCTGATGCCAAGCTCAAGAAGCTTCTTCATCTTGGCGCTGATGATGTGTTGAGTTACTTCAATCTGCAAAAGTTCATGAGTCCTCATTTCGAGAAGAAGAGTGATCAAGTTGCTGCTGCTGCCGCCGCCCAGAATTAGATTGTCTCTGTTTGCCTATCTATTACTATATTGAATAATTGAATACTCCATATAAGCCCACGTAGCATATGATAATATATAGCATGTTTTGTTCATGTTATATATTATGTTCCGATAGTGACCAACGGTATAGAAAATACTCCATGTACTATATATACTAGTTTGATAATGCAGAACATTCCGTTTAGTCCTAATACTGAGACAATTATTCGAATGTTATCTGCAAATGATAGTATTATAGAATGTCTTCCATCAGTTCCTCGATGCGAGAGAACTCAACGGTTTATAGGAAATATATACGATGATATACAAGGTGCATGTTCAACTGTTCATAATGTTAAGCAGAAGAATGATGGTTCAAGACATAAGGTTGATACGCGACATATTCGCAATGTGAATGAAATTCCCAAACCTACTAAGTTGAGAATGTCAATTATTCCAAAGGACGTATCTGATTATATTTATCAGAATAGTTCATATCTGTTTCAGTTTTCCACTCGAGTGAAAAACCGTTCAGTGAAGGTGAATTTTGTGACAAGTCATACCGACTCAGCGTCCCATATCGACACTTATACCCAATATTTTGAACGTATGATGGTTTGGTTTCATATAGCATTCAAGTATTCCTCTGATGTTTGTGGGTCGAACATTAGTGTGTATATATACGATACTCCTTTGCAAAAGTCTCTTCCCAAACACCGAAGTGATATTGTAGGGATGTCACATGCGAACACTGCGTACACCTATGCATGTCCTATTGCACATAGAAATCGCCCAACGACCAGAAGTGGTGTGATGGAGTCAGAGATTATTTTGTTTCGTAACGAAGAATGGTTTAAGGTATTTATTCACGAGACATTTCATATGTTAGGATTGGATTTCGCTGGTATGCATAACCTCGACGCTGCTCGAAATGTGATGTTCAATAGGTTTCCATTGAAAAGTGATATGGAGATTTTCGAAGCGTATACAGAAACGTGGGCAACCATAATCAATGCGTGTTTTTGCAGTCATTTCTGTCTGAAACAAATGGGTAAGGTGACGTTTGTGAGTTATGTCGAAGTGCTTTTGGGGTTTGAATCTGCGTGGCGCATTTTTCAGATGCATAAGATATTACATTTTATGGGTCTTGTGTATTCCGATTTGTACATGAACTCTAAAAAGGCGAGACTTGCTCGCACAAACCTTTACCGTGAGGATACCAATGTATTTGCATACTATATTGTTACATCGCTTCTTCTTGTAAATTATGGAGATTTTTTGGAATGGTGTTCAATAAACAACGGTGTTGGTGGTCATATGTCTTTTCATAAGACGGAAGCGAACACCATATCCTTTGCAAACTTCATCGTAAAAACTTCAGAGAACACTACAACCAAAAATAATATTAAAGATATTGGTTCAAAAAGGTGCTTCAATGTAATACTCAACTCCGACGTAGAACTTGAACATATGGAGTGGATTTCCAATACAATGCGTATGACTGTATGTGAGATGTCCTAGGAACTATTACAAAATTGATCCATAATAGATATAATCTATGTTAATACAAATACAGAGTTATATCGAATATTCTTTATGGGGATTAGATATTTAAATTCATTCTTAAAAAAGACATGTCATAAATCAATACGAACTATTCATTTAAACGAACTATCTAACAAACGCATCGTGATCGATGTAAGCATATATCTTTATCAGTTTGAGGGCGACGGACTACTAATTGACAATATGATAAGGTTTATATCGGTATTGAAAGAATATAACATTCATCCACTGTTTGTATTTGACGGTAAGCCTCCAGTGGAAAAGATTAACACGATTTATCATCGTCGCGTTCAACGTCGTATCGCCACCGCGGAGTGCGCTGAATTGGTGTGTCGTATGCAGGAGAACGTATTACCTGATGAAAGCAATAAGCTTGACGCCGAGTATATAAAGTTGCGCCGCTGTTCAGTTGAGATTACACGAGATAAGACTGACTCAGTAAAGAGGTTGTTTGATGAACATGATATTCCCTATTGTACCGCACCCAGCGAAGCTGATACAATATGTGCCTCAATGGTTCTCAGTAAAGGGTTTTGGGGGTGCATGAGCGATGATATGGACATGCTTGTGTATGGGTGTAGCAATATAATTCGCGATGTGAACATACATACTTGTACTGCGAGGTTATATAATCTTCCTGAAATCCTGAATGATTTGAATATTACCTATACTGACTTTAAACGTATATGTGTTATATCGGGGACGGATTATAATACACATCATCAAACTCATCAATATAATCAAAAACAGTTGCGCGCGACTGATGTTGATACATCACCGCGAACCAATGTAGTCATGTGGAAAAATACAGATGTTCCCTCTAATATTACGTTCTATACCGCGATTAAATTATTTGAGCGATATCAACAAACTGTTAAATATCCCACCATGACATTCTACGGGTGGTTGAAACATTATCTCAAGTTCAACCTTGATTATGATGCGTTGGATCGAGTATATAATATGTTCACTATTCCACGCGATAACCTGCCATAGGTGAGTTAATTCCTTGGTAGTTTGAAATATCTTCTATTTCAAATCACAATGATTTATTTTTCCTGTATATACATGCCTATTCGTGTATATGCATGCATTACTGGTTAGACAAGGTTCTTTCGAATCAAAATAAGATTAGTTGCCACCTCTGGTTTTTTTCCTGGCGTGTAATGGTATAACATGGCATTTTTTGTGGCCAATAGAAGTTTTGTGAAGTGTTGGTTCTGAGTGAACTTTGCGTTGATGGCTGCGACCCGCGCCGTATTTTCCCGTTTAGAATTGTACGTTGGGTCAATCAACACCGTTGCAGGTCGTATGTTTGTGGGTGCTTTCGGATCTGCTGCTGCATTCGCCATACCAGCGTCTGTCGACATTTTTGATTTACTGCCTGCGGTGAAGTTTTTATAAAACTCTGGATGTTCATTTTTGAATTTGCCTGCTTGAACGTAGTGTTCTACACTATTCCATTGTTGCCCATCGAGTTCAAATGGCATGTCTGTATGTGTCCACATGTCGTCAAGTTTTCTTCGCCAGTTAGGGAACTCTCCCTTGTGTGCGAGTTCCGCGAAATCTAGTTTGCGTCCATTCGCATCGATTTTCTCACCAGTCCCGCGACCTGCTGATTTATCTGCAGACTGAGCGTAAAACTGAAAAACCACATGTGGGTCGACTGCTGCTAAGACATCTACGTCAAGTGTATCTACAATATCTCTATCTAGACTATTCTCGTCGTAGTTGGCGTTTCCAATTCGCCCTTGTGTCATTTGTCTGAAGCTTGTGATGAGAGTAAAAATCCCACTGTTTCTCTCTATACACTTAGTTACCACAAGTTGTTTGATGTCGTATGGTAATTCAATGTATGTGAACAGACGCTTGTTTCTATAACTGATCAGTCGATAATGCATATCTGCGGTGCATTCAGTCATTATGTAGAACTCTGGAGCGAATGATCCTCTGGATTTGATCATAGGATCAATCACATTACCACATTGCATCATGTTGTTGGGATCATTCTTTACGTAGTCGCTAGAGAGAACAATGAGTTTAATGTTTAAGATCCTCTCTAGGGTAGAGACGGTCCATGCGTCACCAGGGTAATCTGGGGTTTGGATCTTTTTCCTGAGTGCGTCAAGTGTGTTGACACCTTTCATGAACTTGAAGTCGTTTAACATTTCTCGCGCAGCCTTAGCATTAGAAAGTGACGATTTGTGTTGTGAGGCAACATGTTTCGCAGAGTTTATAAGGGTTCGTTGGTCTGAAACAGATATAGTCGATTTGATCATAGTCTCATGTTTCGCATACTCTGTTTGCAACCCCTTAGCGCGTTTTGTTTCTGTTAGAAGTGTTTCTGATGATATTTTATACTGAGACGCGTAATCATCGAACAGTTCTTGGGTTGCTTCCGGTGCAAGTTTTTCCCTCAGTTTGACCACAGTAGTGGATTGTCCATTCTGAAGAAATGCGTCACGTATTACCATAAATAGAGAATCGTTTTTCCCGTCGTTTTCATGTGTTTCATAGTGATTATTCCGCATGATTGTTTGTAACCATCCAGCGGAATGTCCAGATGGAGGTTTTTCAAACTGTGTCGAGAGTTTCTCTGCGGATTGACGTGTTTCTTCTACGTATGTATTAATAGACCTGTTTGCCGACACAGTTGATGCGTCAAAAGTGAATATATCCGACCGCAATGCAGGAATTGTTGTGTTTGTGATGTGTGACAAGTCTTCCGTTTGTTCAGGTTCTTCTTTTTTGCCTGCATTATCGCCCATGGTCGGTGGAACCATTCGATGTTCGTTGATCATTTTTTTCGTAGCAAATGTGTATATAAGTGGTTCTCCAATCTTATCTAACATGAGCGACCCATCATGATCGGTGACCGATAGAACTTTATCTGATTTTATTTCGTATATGCCGATTTGTGTGGCCTTTGATGTGTTTTTAATCATATAAATTGGATAATATACGATATTTTTACTGACGTATGTGTGCGATGCATTTCCGATCGCGACAACAATATCTAGCCCTTTTACGAAGATAGAATAGAGATCTACTTCATTTTTCCTGTCGGCTGGGAATATAGAGCGTGTTTCTGGGTAACTAAGTGTGCGTTCGATTCTTGATACAACCATATGTCTCAACAATAAACACAGACAAACTATATATTATACATAGATATACATCTAAACCATTGGTAGTTTGAAACGTGCTGCTATTCTATTTTACATTTCCAACGGTATACCTGTAATTGTGTGCCAAAAAGGGTTCAATCCATGTGGTCATGGATTGAAACAAATCAGTATGCATTATGCCTTAGGATGATTGTCAATAAGGTCCTTTAGTTTGAACAATGATTTTGTATTTAGACCTGGGTACATCTTTTGTGTTGAACCTGCTAATTGAGTTATATAGTCACATATACTGATAGTTGGTTCGTCAGATTCAGTGTCATTCGTAGGATCTATCATTATGTCACGACACCTCGAAAATAAGTCACTATCAGGAGACATTAAAATAAAAACATTTTTTACCAGTTCATTAATTAATTGCTCTTCATCTATTTTATATATATTGTCTCGAATCATACAAACAATTTTCTTGGTGATGTCTAATATATTATATTGTGATATGTTGCCTGTGCCATAAAGATTAATGTAAAAAGATGTGATTGCCTCTCTGTGGTCATTTGTCTTGTTCAATGTACAAAACGCATCATAATCTTCTTTTGGGTCAACTGATTGAATGTCTGAATAGGTTGTCATGTACTTGGAAAAATGAACATCTAATGTTTCTGTAAACATAGAATGCGATTCTATCATTTCAGAAAACAATCTAGCATAAATACCAGAATAGAAAAGGTTTCCTGAAACAATATCGAGAATTTGAACCAAGAGTTTAGACAGTTCCTCTTGTGTAATATCGGAATCGAGAATATTGTCAAGAACAGAAAATAGTTCCTCCTTAATATGTTGGTTCGCAGTTTTTGAACCAACCTTATTTAGAAGTGGACGAATAAGTTGAATGGGAGTTGCACCTACTCCATCCTTTTTGACAAATGAACTCGTAGGATTAAATACAATATTTTCTCCAATATTGCTTTCGTCCGATGCCATTTTTGAACTCGATGATGACGACCATCCGTCTCCAGTGTCTGTCAGTCGATTACGTTGTCTACGGCGTTTTTTATCTACGTCGGTAACGGATACTCGTTTTGTAAAAACGGGGGTTTTGATATAATTTGGCGAACCAACAAGATGTGACAATTCATTAATAAGTGTCACTGTTGCATTTGGGAGAATAACATCAAACCCTTTATTAGATATGTCTATGAAGTCTGACAATGAATACATCATTAGTATCTACTTCTTGAACTAACTATAGTATATAGTCATTCATTTTCTATATCTTTTTATGTGGCGAATCGTATTATATACATCATATTGTATACATCGTTATATGGATGTATAAACAATATGACATTTAATCAATGCTACTGTTACTGGAAATGTATTTAAAAGAGTATCTACATACAATATATTCACAGTACATAGTATCATGAGTACATCTACTAATATGTTTAAGCCAAGTATGGTAAGAGCTGTTCCTGAAGATCCACATCCACCCCCTCCTGCTGTCCAACAATCTAAGACAGAAGATGCGCCTCAAGAAGAGGTTAAAATTATTGAAAAATGGGATGAGATGTCCTTACCAGACGATGTCCTTCGAGGTATATTTTCGTATGGGTATGAAGATCCTAGCCCAATCCAAAAAAGGGCAATATGTCCAATGTTGACCAATAGAGATCTTATTGCACAAGCGCAATCTGGAACCGGCAAGACCGCTACATTTAGCATTGGGTCTATGTCTCGTATTAAGTTAGCGTCGAACCAAGTACAAGTGTTATGTCTATCTCCAACTCGCGAATTAGCTCAGCAAACTGCTGATGTATACAAAGGCATCGGAGAGTTTTTAGTTGGACTAAAGGTCGCTCTCCTAGTGGGAGGAGATTCAGTAGACGACAGCATTCGATCACTAAAGAGGGACACTCCTCATGTGGTGATAGGTACGCCTGGGCGTGTATTTGACATGATTCGACGCCGCGCTCTAGTAACAAGACATATTCAAACATTTATATTGGACGAAGCCGATGAAATGTTGTCACACGGATTTAAAGAACAAGTTCAGGAGATTTTCGAACAGTTGCCCGAAAAGGTGCAAACCTGTATTTTTAGTGCCACTATGCCTTCATATGTATTTGATGTGACAAATAAGTTTATGAACAATCCGATTCAGATCATAGTTAAGGCAGAGCAACTAACCCTTGAGGGTATAAGTCAATATTACATAGCAGTGCGCGACGATGTTGAAAAATATACTGTGTTGATTGATTTGTATTCGACGTTTTCAGTTGGACATTGTATTATCTATGCAAATAGTGTATCTCGTGTTCATGATTTACATCAAGCCATGCTTGCCGATGGATACCCTGTATGTTCAATACATTCAAGCATGACAAAAACAGAGCGTGAAATATCCATAAGCGAGTTTCGAACTGGAAAATCTAGAGTTCTTATTTCATCAAACGTGACTGCTCGCGGCATCGATGTGCAACAGGTGAGTTGTGTTATTAATTTTGATATTCCTAGAGACGTATCTACTTATCTTCATCGCATTGGTCGTAGTGGGCGATGGGGTAGAAAGGGTATGGGTATCAACTTAATTACTGAACGTGATGTAGAAAAGATGCGCGAAATAGAACAATATTACTCAACACAGATTACCGAACTACCGTCAGACCTGTCCAATATGTAAATATTCAACCCTTTCATTTTACTGAATACGTAATATGATATACTTCATATGTAGCATATCATATTCGTTTGCATGTATTCTAAATTATATTATATTGGTATACGAGCAACTATGATTATGAGTTCACCACCACCATCGCCACCACCACCATCACCACCACCAAAATCATCGGATACACTCCCTACCGACCTTATAGAAGAGGATATTCGGAAGGCATTTCAACCCCCTATTTGCGTCGCCGATGGTGTATGCATTTTAGATGAAGATATTGTACGTGATTTGGAACTGGTACGCACAGTCGACACCAAAGAAACTCCTGTTTTATCTCACATGTTCGGAAATGACAACCCATGTCAATCTTCCGAAGAAGACAATGATGTATGTCGTCCTCCACTTTCGCTAGGAAAGGTAATACAAGATGACATGGCGAAATATTATACGAGTAATCCAAACTTTATCAAAGACACACAGGAACTTTTGAAAAACTGGAAAGGGGTAGAGAGACGTAACAATCCTATAGCGAACGCAGCACTTACATTATGGAACGAACTGCGAAACGATAAAGGTTTCAAAGAGAAGTATATTTATTTAGACTGGGATTCGCTTTTATTTTTGAATACAAACCAAACTGTTCTACAGGCTCTTAGTATCTATAATTTAATCTCACCAGTACTAGCCCTACTCGTTCCATGTATTATATGTATTGTTCCCTTTTTCATGATGATTTCTCGCGGGAGTGATATGTCATTCGCAAACTATGTCGAGATACTAAAGTCTATTGCAGGGAATCATGCAATAACAAAGATTTTTACAGGGTTTAGTGGAATGACTACTCAACAGACGCTATATTCACTAGCATCGATGGGGTTTTATTTCCTATCTCTCTATCAAAATACACAAATATGTATGAAGTTTTACACCAACATCTTCAAAATCCATGACAAGTTATTCCAGATATGTGAGTTTATTAAATATGTCGAAATCGAAATGGATGCATTTTTGAAACATTCTGATCTGTTGCCAAATTATACTACGTTTAGCACTACAGTTCGCACTCGTAAAACTGTCCTAATAAAAATTCGGGAAACTATCGAGAATATCCCTCCATGCGAGGTGTCGCTCACCAAACTTATGGATATGGGAAAGGTTTTAAAATGGTTTTACCTTATGCACACGGACGAAGAGTTTCATGAGGCGATGTTATTCTCATTTGGATTTATAGGATATATAGACAATATGCAAGGAGTGCAAGAGAATGTAAATACATTCAAGATGAATTATGCTTCTCTCTTACAAGAGAAGAGAGAACCTCCAACTGATACAAAGAGTAAAAGAAAGAAGAAATCAGAGAGTGTAGTGTCTATGCTAGACGTTACGGGAGTATACCATCCAGCAACCGATACTATCATGCAAACCCCAGTGAAAAATGATGTTATTCTCAAAAAGGATTGCGTAATTACAGGACCAAATGCCTCAGGTAAAACCACCATATTGAAGTCGTTATTTTTAAGCATTCTTCTTACACAACAATATGGGTGCGGGTTTTATGACACATGTTCTTTAGTACCTTATACTCATTTGCACTGTTACTTAAACATTCCAGATACGTCAGGACGCGACAGTCTCTTTCAGTCAGAGAGCCGTAAATGTAAGGATATATTAGACAGTATTCGCCAAGGCGGTACAAGTAGTCGTCATTTTTGTTTGTTTGACGAATTGTTCTCAGGAACAAATCCCGCCGAGGCGGTTAAGTGTGGATTTGCATATTTGTCTCATTTGAGCGAGACTGAGAATATTCATTATGTATTAACTACTCATTATAAAGAGTTGTGTGAAAAACTACATACATCTAATGGCGTCATCACATATCGGATGAAAGTAAATATTCCAAAAACTGCAGACGAAACGGAAGAACAACCCACAGCCGACGGGTCGGTGGAACAACCCGTAGCCGACGGGTCGTTTGAATATTTATATGAGATAGAAGAAGGAATTAATGAAGTAGATGGCGGAATAGAAGTTCTTCGTCAAATGCAGTACCCGTCTGAAATCCTAGACAAGCTTCACGTATAAATGGGTTCGTATAGAAATGCTATTTTTAATGTTCACTGACATTAATGGAAAGTTCCTCAGTACCATCAAGTGGAATATTCTCCCTACAGGTCTTGATTATACTTGGTGTCACAGTTGCTTTAGTGAGTGCAGTTGCAGTAATTCTGTACAATAAAATACAAAACCAAGGTGAAAAACTGTCTGCTGTTATGGAATTATCAACAGTTCTTGCACAAGAGTTGCGTTCTCATGATGTAGTATTAAAACAGATACAATCTCATACTTACGCGTCGCAGTCGGTTCCCTTTGTGGGTGCTTCATCATCTACGTCTCCTCGGAATATTGTCTTTGCAAACCCAGATGATGACATAGAACGGATATATGTATCGGATGGTTCGGGAAACTCAGACGATGAATATTCAGAGAATGAAATCCCATTGAAAATCTCTCAACATACCAAACCAAGTACTTTAGACAACATTCTTATGAACCCTATGTGTTTTGGTCCAGGTAACATAGACAACTCCAGTGACGATGAAAACTATAGTGGTGATGAGAGCAATAGTACTGACGAAGATATGGATAATGTATCATGTGACACCTTGTCTATTATCTCTGAAAATGTGGAAGATTTAAGTCAACAATGTGACGAGGAACTGGAGGCTATTGAATTTGAAGGGTTTAACAGCACCTCTTCAGGAAAACGGATGATTACCTTATCAGATGTGTCGATTGATTGTAACAACGAAGACAACGAAGAAGAATGTAACCACGAAGAAGAAAATGATACACCTGTGGATATACACAAAGTTGTCATGGATATGGGGGATAATGTTATTGACTACAAAAAGATGACAGTCAACGAACTAAGACGCCTCGCAATTGAACGACAACTAATCGATAAGGGATCAAAGATGAAAAAGACAGAACTAGTTGACCTACTCACTAACGTATAACCGTTGAAGAATTAAAATGTGCCATTTTTAAACTTCATTGGTATAAATACATAGGGAACAGATATGAAATTACCGAATGACTAGCGTACTATTATATACTTATAGTGTAAACTAGTCATGCAATTAAACAATGATCTCAAAGGTCAAAATAATTACCATACCTCTATGCCTGCTCTTATGTCAGACGACCGCGAACATCGCAGTTGGTACCCCGAAGCACTAGTGGATTACAATATTAAGAAAACAACTAATATCACAAGTAACTGGGAGTATCGCAAATATCTTACTTCCAATGCGAGCCAACTCATGAATATTAATAGCAGAAACGCAGTCATGCAAAATCCAGTCGAAACTGCATCTCAAAGCACCTCCACAGGAACGCCATATCTATACCACAGTTCAGGGGATATGACACAGGTTCGTCCAGGAGTGTTTGGTAGCGATTTAAAAGCCACCTACTTAACTCGGGTTCAACTTCAAGCAAATACAGTATCTCCAAGCATGTACTCAAATACAAGCAGATAAATCTGGATGTAAAAAACTGAAAACAACATAAGTATATAGTTACACCATATGCAACTATATCCACCTATTATATATTTGATGCACATTGTTAGTATCGATGTAGGAATTAAGAACCTAGCCATATGCGTTTTTGACATACCAGATACGACAGATACGACTACTGATAAGGTTGTTGTATGGGATGTTATTAACTTAGCACAAAAAGAGGTATCTGTTTGCTCAGGTAGAGAGAAAACTGGTGAAAACTGCTTACGCGAAGCGAAGTTTACGAAAAACGGAATATGCTATTGTTTACTACACTCCAAAAATGTTGGATTTCATCGACCATCGAATGATTTAGAGACATCATTTTTAAAAAAGCAAAAAGTACCTCGCTTGCGAGAGATAGCAGAGAAACATTGTGTCATATACGACGTCTCTGTAAAAAAGGCGGAACTGATAACTATCATATCCAACCATAGAGAAAATACATGCTTCGAGGTAGTCGACAAAGTTGATGCAAATAAACTAGACATAGTCACTATTGGACGCAATATCCAATACAAACTGGATATACTATTTAATAATTCGTTCGACGACATCGGTCTAGTCTTGATAGAGAACCAGATAAGCCCTATCGCCAATCGTATGAAAACCATACAAGGAATGCTGTCTCAGTATTTTCTCATGAAAAACGATACGTTACAAATCGATTTTGTATCATCCATGAATAAACTCAAAGAGGAAAATCTAGTAAATACAACCTATACAGAGAGAAAAAAAGCAGGTATTGCAAAATGTTTAGGCATTATATCCTCCGATTTTGAAACATGGGAGGAGTTCTTCTCTCGCCACAAGAAAAAGGATGACCTAGCAGATTGCTTTCTACAAGGAATGTGGTATATCCGCGCGAAGATATATAAAACAATATAATCCATATTATCATGCGTTAAGATATAGAAGTATTAGTATCTGTATCTACTAATGGAGCCAGAAGTCATTGATATCTCATCATATGGTGAATCAAACTCGTCATCCAACTTCGGAGGTGGTATTGAACTTCTTATGAACGAGAAAAAAGGAAGCAAGTCTTCAGATGGGAATATCGATGTGAGCGATATAGAGAGACTAGAATCCGAACTGAATGAAATGTCTGGCATTGGAGAATTAGGAACCAATACGAACACATTGTTTAGCAGTCCTCTTCCGGAAACTATCAGAATAGACGACACTGATAAACCATCTGTCAGGTTCGACTCAGGAGATAACACCGAGACAGGCAATACCTCTACATGGGACGGATACAATCGGTTTAACGAGATCCCAGTAATGCCGGATAAACCCATACAATCTCAACCAACACAGTCCAAAGAGGAAATCCTGCGGGAGAAGTTCCAGTTATTACGAAAACTAGAGTCACTCGAACAAAAGGGAGTTCAACTGTCAAAGAAATATACAATGGAATCGCCCATACTGGAAATGAAGGGAGAATACGAGACCATCGTAGATGAAAAAGCGAAACAAAACTCTATTAAGTTTCAAGGAAACATGCTGATGACATGTATCAATGGTATAGAGTTTTTAAACAACAAGTTCGACCCATTCGACATTAAACTAGACGGTTGGAGCGAACAGGTTGCAGAGAATGTTGACGATTATGATGACGTATTTGGAGAACTATATGATAAATATAAGAGTAAGGGGACAATGGCTCCAGAACTTCGACTTCTTTTTCAGTTAGGTGGAAGCGCCATGATGTTACACATGACCAACTCCATGTTCAAGTCTGCTATGCCTGGTATGGATGATGTGCTGCGCCAAAATCCTGACCTTGCACAACAGTTCCAAAAGGCAGCAATGGACTCAATGGGTACCACAAATCCTGGCTTTACTGGTTTCGTGAACAACATGACTGGACAACCGCAACAGTCAAGCGCACATGCTCCTCCACCACCACAGGCCACACAAGGCCCTAATGCAGTCCCACCCCCTGGGTCACGACATGGTAACAACAACAGTTTCTCGTCACGCCCAGACTTAGACAACATGTCAAGAATGGGACAAACTGATGGTATGAATATATCTGAAAACTTTTCAAGCGCAGCCGCACCAGAACGCAGCAGCATTCGACCACAACAGAATACTCAATCAATGCAACCCCCATCAACCCGCGCAGAAATGAGAGGACCGAGTGACTTAGATAACCTATTATCAGGACTGAAAACCAAGAAGGTCAATATGAGTGGTCAAGAGCATTCTCAGGCACCTTCTTCTTATGGGACAACTCCTGCAAATGTGGATATTCCTTCTGCACTAAACGATAGTAGCACAATCAGCATATCAGACCTTAAGGATCTACAGTCCGCAGGTGGTTCCGAACCCAAACGTTCGCGACGCAGAAAGACATCCGAGAAGAATACGGTGAGTCTGGATATTTAGACAAATAGTGGGTTATAATTTTGTATCGATTACAAATCATCGACACAAAATAATACGAAAATACTAAACGCTCTAACAATCTAAAAATTAGAACACTTTGGCGTTCCAAATAGGAACGTAGAATACGAAAATGTGCTAAAGTAATCGGTACGCTGCTTCTTAAAATACATACCAAATCCCACAATAGTCGTCAACATAATACCAGAAAACAAATAGTCCATCGTGAGCGACAAAGTATTAATAATTTCCTTATGCTTCTCCTTATCCTCTTTTTGATAATAGGTAATGTAGTTTTTACATATCAATAAGACCACCAACATGGACACCACCATTGCTGTGAAAAAAACCTCCATTTTGTTAAACATAAGGAAGAACGTCCAAATGGAGATCGCTTGCTTGACAAGTTCAACAGGAGATATATTCTCTTCACCTGATGCAAATCCTAATGAAAAATATATGATCAAAATAATAACACCATGTTTTACGTACATGTTCTCGCTCAGGATCTTTTGCGATTGACAACTCATGGTCTCAGCCACAAAGTTTCCTGATACTGCAAGTATTAGGAGGAATATACCTTGGATAATAATCATTCGCATAGAAGACACAGTCGTGGACGGAGACGTCTTCGCCTTCTTGGAGATGTCTTCTTTGGAGTTGGATTGGTTAATATGAGTTGATGAATATAAATCATTCGTATCGGCGGTAGGAGACAACAAAGACATCCTTAATGCAAGGGTATATAATAAGTACATATAATTGTTAATGTATATGTAGTTCAATTGTATTCAAAGATATAAATACATATGTAATATATCTATAATAACATGCAAATAAATCATTTCCCAGAAACAAATGGATTTGAAATACAATTCGGAATCCACAACAAAAACCACATAGACCTGATAAAGTTTTTTCAGTTTGATATTATTAACCTGATATTTACCTTAAACAGCGCTGATATTGTTGAACAAAATCACACAGTAGTCACAAAACCTGTTGAGAATACGGGTGAATCAGGCGAAGCCAATGTACAATTGCTTTTTTATCACCTCTTTAAGGATTGTGGAATACCACAGTACTATCTAAATATGAAAATGTCACTCGACATACAAGAACATGCATTACAATATACGTCAGAAGTTATACGAGATACGCCTGACTTTATAGAAACACTCCCTACAAGAATGCGGCAACCCAAACCTATACCGATCTCTAAAATGGATATAACTATCGATATTCCAGGACCGTGTATGGCTGCAGTAGTTGTATCATTTTCGTTCGATGACAACGGAACCGGTTTAATGTCGCAGCGAACCCAAATGGTCACAATGATTTTTAAACGAATGTTTTCTCGTTTAAAAGAGTTTATAGAAACTATGTCATAAATAGTATACATGTTTACATCGACAGATTATCTCGTGGGGATAGGTTTAGGTAGTATAGCCGCATGTTACTTGTTTTACACAGATACAATATATAACCGTACTCATTTTTACTACCGTATCGGTTGTGCTGCATCATCATGTATTATTCATTATATATTGAATTGTTGTACAACATCAGCCATGCGCGTCGACAACTCTGTGATTTTTATTAAGATGCTTGTTAGTCTAGCAAAAACCGACATCATATTTGTAAAGGTTCTTCAATCAATATCCTTCAATGGAAACTTTATTGATAGAAACATACATGACCAGATTACACAGTTTTCAGACAATGTCCCCTATGATATATCAGATATAGATTATAACGTCACAATGCGAATGATTTCTGATACACCATTCGTCTTTGCAGATACTTCATGCCTACCCATTCGATCAGGAATGATCTCTATCGTGTATGCATTGAAAAATAAGGACACTGGAGAAAAATATATCATGAAAGTAAAGCGAAAAAATATAGACATACGGGTTAATGAAAGCATCGACCATATGTCTGGATTGTTATATTTTATTTCTGTGTTATTCAGATGGTGGTTTAGTCTCGACGTAATCGAGGTTGTTTCACGACACCTTGAACTTCTCCGCGAACAGTTGGACTTTGTACAAGAAGAGGTGAATACAGTGGATGCATACAATGAACTGGAGGGGTTGGAGTATATTCGCATTCCCAAGATATATAAGTGCGACGCCCTTTCTGGAAGAGCGATTATCATGGAGCATTTGCCTGGCGATCATATGAACGATATTCCTGAACCCGACCACGACCAATATCGGGATCTTGTCATCAAATACTTTTTCGCAAGTTCAATGATTCATAACAAATTTCACGGCGACTTGCACTCTGGAAACGTACTTTTTATTGACAATGGTCCACGAACCGAACTAGAAATCAATATGGGAACTCCTAGGTACCAGTTAGGAATCATCGATTTTGGCATCGTGATGCATTTTCCGAAAAATATCACAACCACACTGTTTTATATATTTGAACATCAACAGAACCCAGAGATGAACAAAAAGATCTCTATGGCGTATCTGGAAAACTTTATACATCCACCAAACATGATGGACCTATTGTCCGATGATGGAGTAGATGCGATTATGGAGGCCACTAGCGGGGTTGCGCGTTCCGTGTTTCAGGAGGGAGCACTCTTAGACCAGGTACATTTTTACAAAATATTTAAGGGAATTAGTGATAATCTTTCACACGAGTTTGTAAAAAAACACAACGTTAGAACAAGCGATGGTCTGGTCAAACTAGAAGTAGCCGTTTCCATGTGCATGAGTTTGGTATCACATTTGACAGAAGGTGACCTAAATGTCCATCTAAAACGGGTCTTCGACGAAATGTTTCATTGTGAACTCATGTTTAGCGATTAATCGATTATCCTGAACGATGCGGTTATCATTCCCAAAACTAATATTATGACATTATACTATATACTGTCATGACCAATAAAATAACCCAAAGAACACCTAGGTCGTCCGGAAGTACCAAGACCAGACGAAATCAATGCGGTGGAGGGAAACATAAAACAGCACTGGCGATGGCAATTCGTAAACGTATTACTGCACAACGAAATGTTGATAATGAAACAGATAAAAAAGACCGAGAAAAAGCTGAAAACAAAGTTAATACGACGAAAGCTGCACTAGATATCGCTGAACAAAACCGTAAGGATGCTAAAGACACAAAAAAAGAAAACGCGTCAATAAGTGCCGTAACCACTGCAACAAGAAATTACAATTCGGCACTCAACGCATATAATACTAAACAAGACAAGCATACTGAAAGACAAACAACTCTGACAAATGCAAACGCACTAGTTGAAGAACTAAGAGAACCTGCAAGGGTTGAGGCAGAACACGAACAGGCAGTGAAAGACAAGAAAGCTCAAGATGCTAGAGATGTAAAAACCAATCGACTAGCAGCGGCGCAAGCCAAGGCCGCGAAAGAGAAGGAAGATAGACAACAAAAGGAGGCCAAACGGGTGGAGCAGGCAGCGCAGGAGGCCATACGGGCAAAGCAGGCAGAGCAGGATGCCATACGGGCGGATCAGGCAGCGAGACAACAAAGGTTGGACATACGGGCGAAGGAGAAGGAGAAGGAGAAGAAGGCGCAGGAGAAGCAAGCAGCGCAGGAGAAGGAGAAGAAGGCACAGGAGACGCAATCAGCGCAGGAGGAGCAGGCGAAGAAAGAGAAGAAGAAGGAGAAGAATGAGAAGAAGGACGCTACTACCGAACTGCTCGAAATATTAACAGAGGATAAAGATGCTATACCCCCAATAATAACCGAAAAATGGGAAAAGAACCCAGTAGGTATTTTGAAATTAGTTAAGGAATGGCAGTCGGACTATTTAACAAATGTAACACAGAAAATAACAGAAGATATGAACGATGCACAATTTAATGAAGTTATAAATAATCAGGTGGAACTCAATAATAGACTTACAGAAAGTGTAAAGACACTTTTAAAAACTGAATCCGGTGTAGGGGAATCGGACTCGGATACGGATACGGACTCGGACACGGACACGGAATCGGAATCGGAATCGGAATCGGAATCGGAATCGGAATCGGAATCGGAATCGGACACGGACACGGACACGGACACAAAGACTACATCTAGATCTAGATCCAGTGCGAACCCGGACAGCGAGAAGTCGGACAGTGAGAAGCATTCTTTAATGGAACATAAACTCAAACTGGAAGATATACAGTTACGTTTTGCTGCAGACGAATATTTTAAAATATGGGATAACACTCTATTTTTTGATACTTCTAGAGACATACACAATACCAATATGGTATTGGTAAAGGATATAAGTTTTCTTCGAAGAACATGGAATAACCCTTACATATTTGAGACATACGATTCAGACCAGTCTGATTTTGACGAAGATGACCACGAAGATGATGATGATTTTATCAATATCAATGTTAATAAACCAGAGGTGTCGTATGATCAAGTCGATACATACTATGGAAATATTCCATTTTTTGACGGAAAGAAACGTATTATTCTAGACACTTTCAGGAGGTTCTACCCAGTCAACTCTAATATAGGCGATTTTGATCAGAAAAAATGGGAGGATGAATGGGTCGATGATATTATCACCCCTATGTATGAATATATATTCAATAAGCACCCAGAGGAGATACGTGAAATGTACCTTACACAGAATACAACCATTAATGCCACAATAAAAAAGGTTCTTAATGATGATAATACATATGATACGATTGATGATCTACTAGAGTCTGGAAACAATACGCTCATTACTGAGTTTAAATGGTGGGTCATTAGTGATCCTAATATCAGCAGGTATACTTCAGAAATATTAGATGAAATTTGTAAGAAAATGTTTTATGATGATGAAGCTAGCGGCGCCTATCAATGGTTGCGTAGCCATGTTCTATACAATGGATTTATGTCTAGGTCGGAAAGTGAAAGTAATGTTATGTCTGCAGTTAAAAAGATTATTGAGGGACAATACAATGAAACTGCTATTAAATCTATACAATACAACCAGATACACCAGTTTTTAGACAATGTCACCCGTCGATCGTTCATTGTATGGGCAGAAAAACTGATTGAAGGAAAAGACCATGGTCCATTAGTCTCCAACCAAGATAATCAACTGGGGGGTGCTGATGTTGAAAGTATACCTCTGAACAATGGACATGTTTTTGCACCCGCTGGATGGGGGAATTTGTCTGATGATGGTGCAGTGTCTGATGATGGTGCAGTGTCTGATGATGATGATGCTGCTAATCCCCAAATGACATCTACAATAAAAAATATAGCACGAAATGCATTGACAACCATAAAATCCACATCGAAAACTGGTTTTGATAAAATGCGTCGTTCTGGAGTAGCAAGGGATATAGTAAAACGGGTACGTAAGTCATCGATTAGATATATGATAGAGAATATGTCTCCTAGTTTATATTATTGGATTGTCTACGATATAGATGGTCGCCTTAAGACATCAACACGTAAATATATCTACGACATTATGGCAGAAAATGCGAGTATTAAGACGCCTGAACATGTGCGAAACACATTATTTGATATGCATAAACATACCCTTTTACAAGAGAATGTGGAAGATGACAACGACAAACATAATATTTATGACAGGGTCGAGATTGTCTCATTTGACGAACGTGTTGTTGATACACTGGAAGTAGGGAGTAGAATTAAAGCCAATATACATGGTAAAGGTAAGTTGATTGATGGAACTATCAAAGCAATTAACAATAACGGAACATTCTCTATTGAATACAAAAATGGAGCAAAAGATATTAATATCAACAAGTCAAGCATTCAAATGATTGGAAATAGTAATACATGGAAAACACCGATGTCGATGTGGGATATGTGTATTACATATAAGCCTGAGCCTGTGACCACTAATATGAAAGATATTGTGGTAGGCGGAACGAAATTCGTAGGAATAAATGACGTTGTAATCCCGAGATGGGTTGAAAACCTCTATCATAATATATTTGTAAAAAAAGGGACTACTTATTATTTTACGAACGGCTCTATTGTGGACAGATATGATAACTATAAATATAGTAACACGGACCACAAGATTGTATCAGCGTATGGTAAACATACGAAGGTTACTAACTCAATATTGGGTGATAATATCGACACCTACTCATTATTTGGCAAGTATAGTGAGAAAATATTGAAGGTTTGTTGGGATCGGATTTTTAGAGATTTTTTCTCTTCATCGCCATCTGACACTACTAGATCCAAACCTAATATCAATATTAAAAAAACAGATGGAAATATAATTGTAAGTGTAAGTGCGCTTCCTGTGGCAGTTGCGGTCGATACAGCAGCGGTCGCTACAGCAGTCGCTATACCTGATGATGCTTCAATAGATCCGAAATTGTCACAATCCGCTGCAAGTATATATGCCCTCTCTTCTACACTCTCTTCTGGAGTCCATGACACAGCTATACATGACAAGGTTATATCTGAATTAGAGTATATATATGGGGAGATTTTTGAAGAATATATAACCAACAATGGTGGTCATGACATCGATATTACCAGACTGGTGAATAAAACTGATACAACATTTGCAGATAAGTTTTCTGATATAATTGATGAAATACATAGCAGAAATGTAAATACACCAACTGCTGATGAGATGAATGATATTTTCAATACCCCTGCATATGATAAC